CCAACACAAACAACAGAAGCAACCATTTAATTAAAAAATCATGAACTTAAACGAATTAGAAACCAGAGAAGTATCAAACCGTAAGTATTATACCGGTTTTGCACCCATTCAGATCATCGCAGTTAACCCTAATGAGGATAAACTGAAAGACATTCTAGGTCTAGATGAAGTTAAAACCCCAGTATATGAAGGCGAAAAGAATGTTCGTCTTGACTTCTGGTATGTTAACCACCCTTCTAGCAAAGTAGAAATGCGTGGTAAGTTCTCTTTGTGGGTATCGAATAACACTCGTATCTCCAAGTCAGACAAGAAGCAATTCATTGACAACTTCACCAAGACTGCGTGGGCTGAGAACCTTGCAGGTTTGAGTGAGACTATGAGAAACTGGGATGAATCACGTCGTCTTGACAAGTCTAGTATCCGTGAAGCTAAAGAGGGCGAGGAGAATGTTTATTCTTTGATGAAAGCCTATGCTAACGCTAGTCCTAAAACCAAGCCATTCGTGTTGGATGACTGGAATGCATTGGCAAAAGGTAATGGTAGTGAGTTGGAAGCTTTCTTCAAGCACTTCAACAAAATTAACGGAGGTATCAAAGTATTGTTTGGTATCAAAGACAGCAAGTATCAAGATGTGTTCACTAATATTTTCTTGAACGTAGAGGGTCGTGTAACTGACTATGTGAAGAAAGTAGTAGAAGGTGAGTATGGCTACAAGCATTACTATGCTAATTCTTACGACTTGAAAGAGTTTTCACCTGATGCAGCACCTGCTGAAACTGAAGTAGAAAACAGTGGTGTTACTGATATGTTCGGAGGAGGAGCTACAGAGACTCCTAATCCATTCGCAAGTGCAGATGACACTTTCCTAGAGTTTTAATTAATATAGGGAGGTGTAACAGCCTCCCTTTTTATTTATGGACTTAGAACAAATTGAGATACCTCTAAGCGTAGATGCTTTATACAGGCTACTGGGCGAAGAGCAGATAATGTCCTACTACATGAAGACGGACATTAATCTTAAGAAGCGTTATACAAATCCTTTCAGAGACGACAAGACTCCTGGCTGTTTCTTTCGCTGGAGTTCTGGTGGTCGTTTGTATTTCGTAGACTATGGTACTGCTCAGACCTATTACAGTTGTTTGGATATAGCAGTACTTGTAACAGGGTATTCTTTTCCAGATGTTCTGTACAAGATAGAGTCTGACTTTAACATCAAAGACTTAAACCTATCTGATAAGAATCGATTAGTTCTAGAAGCCAAACAGTTCGTTGCTCCTGAAGTAAAACCTGCAGTCATAAAAGTAAAATTATGTGCATTTACTAAGGCAGACCTGACTTACTGGGGACAGTTCGGAATCACCCGTAGTATTCTAGAATACTATGACATCAGAAGAGTAGATCGTGCTTGGATTAACGATGACTTGTGGTACATCAATAATAATTTTGACCCCTGCTATCGTTACAAAGAGAAAGATAAGTTTAAGTTATATCGCCCTTTTGCTGACAAGCGAGTAAAGTTTAGGACTAATTTCTTTGGAGGTATTTTAGAGGGCTATACCCAGTTGCCATCCAGAGGAACTAACCTAGTAATTACCAAAGGCACAAAGGACGTAATGACTCTACATTCAGTAGGCATTAATGCAGTGGCTGTAAGAAGCGAGAACACACCGGTTTCAGATAATGCTTATGAGTTACTGAAGCATAGATTTGAGAACCTGTACCTATGGTTTGACGCAGACGAGGCGGGTATCAATGGAGCCAAGAAAATGAGTGAGAAGTTTAACATCCCATTTCTTAGACATGACGCTAGCCTAGGCAAAGACCCTAGTGATATTTATCGAGACCACGGAAAAGAAAAATTTTTAGAATTATGCAAAACATTGATGATTATATAAAGACCTCTATCAACTACGCAGTAGAGAAGATGGGTGGATATCCAGGAGATGCGGTACGTATCTACCGAAGTCTTATTACCCAAGAAGGTTTTGATAAAAAAATTCGTAGAAGATCTGTGAGTAGTATTCGGCCTAAAAGGAATAACCCTGTAAAATCTAGTGGTAGATTACTGTTAACCGAAGAGGAAAAGATAATCTTTAATATTATCTACTTACAAACAGATACTTCCTATGAACAGTTAGAAAGTGACAGTCGAAAACGTGAGGTGGTGGATATCAGGAAGAAAGCTATGACATTGTTTGCAGTTTACCTTGGTTACAAGTTAAAGCGTGTAGGATTAATGTTTGGAGGCAGAGATCACAGTACTGTGATTCATGCAATCAATACTCATGATGACTTACTTCAGTCTAATAGTAGTTATGCTATTAAATTCAAGAGGTTATTAGATGAGGTTAAAGAGCAGTTGCCTCACTACTTTGAGATAACACCTACAAGTCTATCAGACTTACGCAGAGAATTTGACCAAGCCAAGTGGGATAGATTTGCTACTAGGTGGGTTAAAGAAAAAAGAGACAAGCAAGAATTAGAGGAAATTAAACAAACCTTACTAGAGTATGAGCACGCAAAAAAGAATTAATATACCAGATGATTGGTACAGTAAATTAAAAGATACAGTAGAGTCCAAGGAGTTCACTAACATAGCTATGACTCTTAAGTTGGCTAGAAGCAAAAGAACAATTTATCCTAAGTCTGATGAGGTGTTCAAGGCTTTTCAGTTAACCCCTTTTGGAAATATCAGGGTTGTTATTCTTGGAATGGATCCTTACCCAACAGAGCATAAAGGAGAACCTGTAGCCTGTGGACTAGCATTTGCTCCCAGATACACAGAGTTCATGCCTCCATCTCTACGGATGATCTACAAGAACCTAAAGGACACAATCTACGCAGATACTTTGAATTTTCCTGAAACTGACCTAGACTTACATAAATGGGCAGAGCAGGGAGTATTCTTACTGAATGCTGCACTTACAGTAGAAAAGAACCAAGCAGGTTCTCACCTTAGTTTGTGGAGACCATTTACTGAACAGGTAATTAAGACTATCTCTGAGAATAGCTCAGGCGTAATCTTTTGCTTTTGGGGTAAAGACGCACAACAGTTTGCAGATTTAGTTAACCCTAAATTCCACCATGTACTTAAAGCACCTCACCCTGTATCAGCTGTATACAAGGGAGGTCAATGGGAGTGCGACCACTTTGAAAAAATCGACAGTATTTTATTACACAACAACGGAGACACAATCAAATGGCTGAATTTTTAGACAACAACGACAACCTTATTAAAGAAGAATTACTAACCTACTACCATTTCAGGGCTAGTTTAATTAAACACATTAATGATCGAATGGAATCAATCAAGAACCTTACACAATCAACCGAGTACGAATACTGTACTGTTGCCGGTCAGATAAGGGAACTTGAGAATCTGAATGCTTTCCTCAAGGAAAATGCCAGACACACAGAAGTAAGTAAAATCGCAGAATCAACCGAAAAAACCAACCCAACAAACACAACAAACTAATTATGTCAGTACAACAAATTTTAGAACAAGCTAATGCCAACTGGACTGTAAGTAAACACACTCTTTATGGCCCACAAGGACAAGAAACACAAGGCTTCGGTATCTTTAGAGATGACACCCAAGCATGTCTAGGTATTGTAGGTAGTAAGTACACTCCTACGCAAAACTATGAGATTGCAGAAACTCTGTATGAAGCTGCTGGTCAACAGAACTTAAAAATTACCAGAGCAGGTATGCTTGGTAGTGGTCAGAAGGTTTACTTTCAGTTAGAATTACCTGATGTTCGCATCGGTGGTTCAGACTCTAAGCGATTCTTGACTGCCTTGACTTCACATGATGGTTCAGCACCTATCGGTTTTGGTACCACCAACGTAGTAGTAGTTTGTGCTAACACATTCTTCTCTGCCTTGAAGGACATGCAGCGTGTTCGTCACACCGCTAACTCAAAAGCAAAGATCTCTTTGATTAGTGCTCAACTTCGTAACTCTGTGTTCCAGGAAGAAGCATTGATTGACGTTATGATGCAGATGAGCAAAACAACAATCCCTAGTAAGATTACTGATGAGTTCTTGCTTAGCATTATTGGTGGTGA